TAAAACAAACTCTGTACGCTTCCATCTCTCATGATCTGATGTACGGTACGAACTATTTGTTTGGTGCGCTGTCAATCGCAAAGCATTCTTATAACTGCTACGATATACCCCGCGGCCAGGCTTGTACTTCTTTGCATTCTCACTCAACACTAACCTGCCCTTAGCATTTCTAACCCTTCTAAATAACCGATCAGGTTCGTTTAAATACTGCTTCATTTGCGTAGCCATCTTAGCGGCCGGCAAACCTTCTTGAATACCGGCAAACAGCGTACCTTCTATTCCCGCTTGCAACTGATGGGTAAGCCGCCAAACCCTGGCCGATAAGCGAATGCGGTTCTTAGGACGTTGGATAAAGTCTTCTAACAATTCCGGATCAGTTCTGAGCTTATCCAGTACCGGCTGGGCTACCTCGCCGTAGGCTGCATTCAGCACCGCTTCGTTCTTAGTCTCGGACATTAACCATTCCCGGCGAATGCCGCGCTCCATTATAGCCTGTACCCTAACCTTATGTCGGGTAAGTATTTCTTCTAATCTGGTTTTGAGTACGGGGTAATCGGATAGTCTGAATATCTCCAGGGTGAACGCGGTTATAGCCACTACCTGAAATATTTGGTCTATGGTAGACAGGTAAACCCGCTCTACCTCCTCTTGGTCTGATTTGAGGTTTTGTAGATGGGCTTGCTCAAATTGGCGGTTAGTATCTGGCATTTACTTTGAAAGTCGTTTAGCATAGAGGAAATTAAACCATCCGGCGTACAACCAAGTAACTCCGCTCGCCTCTTCAGTTATGGCAAACATGGGCAAGATATAAAAGTATTTTGTTGTCTTTAATTCAGGTTTAGACCTATGGGTATTGATAAAATAGCTTCTATCCATAACTAATTTTTTTCAAATATAAGTACGTCGGATATATCTAATATTCCTGATCCGCTTTCGTGTGGATCATGGGCTAAATTAAAAGATCCATCTTCTTCTAATTTATAAACTGTCATGTGTCCGCAATTAAAGCGGGGGCTTTTACCAGAGGTTAAAAAGTAACCATCTATTCCGATAAATTTTTGTAAATCTGACATTGAAAAGCTATCGTTAAATTGATCTGAACAATAACCTTTGTATTGATAACCGAAAGATTCCATAAAACTTACTATACCCCAAAACCACTGATCACCCTCCATTTCTACAAACTTAGGTACTTGATCTAGTTCTAAATCCAGTATAGAAGCTACTGAGGCCTGCATACAGTTACCATTAGTTGTATTAACTATTGTTTGATGTACTGCTTTCATAACTAAATTATTTTATCAGCTCTTCCCAAGTTTTAGGCTTGCTCATTGGCTTGCTCATGATTATACACATTACATCGTAACTAACATTAACGGTATAACAATTACCAGCCTCGGTATACAGATTAGTAACCTCTGGTAATGCCTCACCTTCATAATGGCATACACAATAAGCCTGAACATGATTTAAATTAATTACACCGGGCCGCCATTGTATTTCCGGTTTGGTTCCTTGCTTTTCGGCTTGTTCATCATCAAAGGTAATTTCTGTTTCTAATATCATAACTAATCTTTTAAACTGGCTAATTCCTGAACTAAAACATCGATCTTTCCGTCTAAACCGTCGTGTTTTTGTAATTGGCGTTCAAGTTCTAACTTTTGTCCTGTTAGGTACTGCATGTTTTTGCTAATTTCTTCCAGGCTTGAATTAATTCTGTCTTTATCATATTCAGACCTATGTTTAGTAGATAATAGGCCCATCAATTCGCGTTCTTTTTCTTCTTTTGGTTTCATAACTAATCTTTTATATAATCTTCATCTACATTAACCGCCTTTACCTCAGGCTCCCCTTTGTAAACATTTCTACTCTTTAATAAATAAATGTTTACAGCTATAGCAAATATTATAAAAAGAGCAAATAATAAAAGCAGTATCGCTAAGTTCATAATTTTAATGCTTTATTGACCTTCTTTTTCCTCCGGCTCATCTTTCAGTACATCTTTAGGCGCTGCTATGAATACGAAGGTGAAGATGACAAGTATTAGCAGGATTATGGCTATAATGAATATTATCATAGCTGTGATTGCAATTCTGCAAATTTCTTTGTTAACAGCATTCCTAATTTAGAATTATTGTTATCATTCCAACTGCGAATATACTCGTAGTCCTGATCTTGACCATTAGCGTAGCCCAATTCATAAGCGGCATATTCTTCCGGCGTTTCAAAGCCTGTAATCTCTTTATTCTGTTTTCGTTGATCTTCTGTTAATTCCATAATTGTACTTATCTAATAACATTTACCCTAATTATTCAGTTTGGTCTCCAATATTCGCGGCTCGAGACCTGACGCGACCGAATTTATTGCACTTTTCTAATTAACCATACCGCAATGGTTCATCAAGCTCTAAACCTTCAAGGCTTTTAAGGCATCGCACTACTTCAATAACACGTACCAACGGCCCCGAGGTCGCGGCTGTCATATTTAATTCAAGTCCGGTATAAAAATCCTCCTCTTTGGTTATACTAGATAATACCAGCTCAAAATCTGAATCACTTAATTTATATTCGAATAATTTGCTTAGTTCGCTTCTGATCCCTTCAAAGTCAACGTAAGCGACCTCTTTAAACTCTATTTCTCGAATTAGTTGCCCTTTTTGGCTATTGCCAACATATATTCTGTACATAACTATACTAGTTTTTCATTAGCTGTCTAATTTTCTCTATAGCTTCCCTACAAACAGGTTCCTGTGGGTCAATTTTGCTGGTTATTTCGACTACCTTAATCAGGGCTTCAATGTATTGTATAATTTCTAATGGTTGCATATTTTTTTTATTTAAAAGGTTTACATTTCTAAAGTATTCTGTTGCGCCTTTTGCTCTTCCACATGTTGGGCATAATCCTCGGCCCCATTTTCGTTAAGCGGGTTCTTTTCAAATGCAGCCTTTTGGCTCATCATCTCTTTACCGCCTACGGCCTGACTGTACATTTCAATCTGTTCCTTGATATTGTCCGGTAACGGATTGCCAAATTCTAGCTTTATTTCGAGTTTATCAAGTTGTGACCTTTTTGTTTTATGTTCGTCTGTTACGCCGGGAACTTTAGCGTGTTTCAAAAAGGCTTTCTGGATGCTAATCTCCCGGTCCAACATCTCCATCCATAACCCCTGACGATCCAACGCCTTCATAATGGCAGCAAAGTATTTCATCTGCAACGCTACGCCCGAATCGGCGGTACCTACCCGGCTTTGCTCTTTTTGGGAGAGGTCTACGGTAGAAGTAAAAAAGGTGATAGCCTCTTCCAAGGTTTCCCGTTCATCCTTCACCATTTCAATCACCATCTGAGGAGAAAGGTAGGAGGCTTTGCCGCCGTTTTGGAGTTGAACCACCTTTGCAATATCATGGCGGTCGGGTAAAGATATTATTTCACCTTCCAGGATCAGGATAGGATCAGCCGTAGCATCATTCACCCCACCCCTAGTACTCATCAGCCATTCAATTCGCTCAATCAATGGCTGCACGTCTGCCCAATCAGTTTGCGGTATCTTGTAATAAGCGGCAGGTATTTTGCCGATCTTATTTCTTTCCGGTACAATCAGCCAGGTAGCATCCGTTTTGGTGCATTTATATATCCATTCAGCCGAATATATATCGAAGTGTTCAATCGTTTTATCCCCGGCTTTTATTTCATACCTACGCGCAAAATACTCCATTTTACCAAACTCGTTGAACTTGGTGTACAAAGTATCCCCGCGTGATTGCGCCAACAACATACAGGCTAATTGGCCTTGCTTATCCTTATCGGTATAAGGCACGTACAGGCGAGCAAATTCGGTTTCTGAGTAAAGCAAATACGCCGCTTCCCGGTTAAGCGCGTGTAGGCGTAAGTCCTTCCATAAGCCTTGAATATCAGCTAATACATCATCCGTGCCTTTGCTGATCTGGTTTAGCTTAACGTCTTTACCGAACAGCCACGTTACCGTAGATTCTACTATTTTCTTTTGCCAAGGTAGGGTAAGTCGCCACTGCTTGACAGTTTTAGGTTTACCCTGGCTATCCTCAACATGCTTATCTTGTAGCAAATGATGCTTATTAACCTCGTGCTCTTTGATATTGTACTGTTTAAGGTTTTCCAGTACAATATCTTTGCGGGTATCAAAAGCAGACTGAATTTTATCTACTTCGTTGGTAGCAATAAATTTGGTAAATTCTTCGGGTGTCATATTAGTAGAATCCTAGTGCTTCTTTTGAGGTAATTACAACGTATTCGTGAGTCGGCATAAACGTATTAGCCAAACTATCCGACTTATCCGGAGACCGGCCCAAGCGCTTTTGTATATCTTCCTTGGGCTCAATAAATAAACGGCCGTTACTTTTAAACCCCCATTTAGGTTCGGTAAGTTCTTCCAGCAGTTTATCGTCCGGCGGCAGCATCGCATTCATATTGTTTTTTGGGTTCAGCCAGTCCCGTAATGCCCAGTAGACGTAAGCCCTCATATTCAGAAACTCATATTCCCCGGTAATATCGGATAACGGTTTACCCAAATGGTCTTCTGCTGATTCGGAGTACTTGCAAGAAAGGGCGCGTTTCTGGTAGCCTAGCTCATTGGTGCGCGATATAACTCCGGCTCCCTCACCTATAGTATCAACCATGGCTAACGCCTTAGGGTCTTGCTTAAGCACGTTTACAACTACCCCCGCTACCTTCATATGGTCAGCTACGCCGCCGCTATTGATGCTATCTATTTTGGCAACGATATTATCGTAACGGTAACTAAAACAAGAATTATCCCTCCCCATACCGGCCACGTCTACGCCTAATCTAAGCTTACCAGTATAAGTCTTATTAACGGCGTGGTAATCTTTCCAACGTTTGTTGGCGGCTTCTACCCATTGCGCGGGAATTAGGGTGTCTCCCGATACTTTGGGGGGTTTGCCTAATACTTTAACGCGGCAACGATCATCGGGCCGATACCATTGTCCTTCAAACTCAAAATCATCTTCCTCTAAAAGAACTTCATCATCCCGAATAGGGGTAGCCCATTCCTGTAATTTATCTTTTACCCATTTGTAATCAACCTGCCCGGGTATAATATCCTGTTTAGCCTTAACATTGTAGGCATTTAGGCTATTTAGCTGGAATTTAGCAAAACGCTCAGACTTTTGGGAACGGGCGGCGTATCCCGTGAGAGAATTAAAGTTGAATACAATAAGAAGACGGGAATTACCTTGTAAATTACCTTCAATCGCGGTAAAAGTAGCATCGGCCATGCCCGAGGCCTCGGTAACAACAAACATAGTATTAACCGCATGAAACCCCGTCCAAGCCTCGGTTTGATGTTCATCGGCTTTAAAACCCGTAAGGAACCATTCGCGATTATTGGTTCTTATGTCGTAGCCGGTTAAGCGGCCCGGCAAATCTACGCCCCT